CTGTTAGTACTGGAAATTCCTGCATAGGTCTTGTACTCGGTTCTTGTAATTAAGTCTAGTCCCATGTTTGTTCCTTTATTCTTTTATATGCCTAGTACACTAAGCATATAAAAGAAGGAAGCCGAAGCTTCCCTCTTTATTTTACATTAAGTTATCCAACGGAATACTGATATACCTTGACCAAGATTAGTTGTAACTTGCTGAAGACCAGTACGTAGGCTAGCTACTAATACACGACGCTGTGTTTCAGCCATGTCTTGTGTATCAAAACGTAGACCACGTTGATTACCAGCAATAAAGTTGCCTGGGCAGAAAGCAATAGCACCATAATTAGTAGTAGTACTACTAGTTCCGGTAGCAGGCTTTGATGGGAACATTGAGCTTACTAAAACTGGGCTGTTACCGATGCTACCAACTTGACCAGTTAATAGTGTAGCTTGTACACCAACTTGATTCATGGTTTGGAAAGAGGTGTCATCTAGTAAGTCGTAATATACCTCTGTAGAAACCACATAGGTAACTTCAGATGGATCAAGACCCCAAGCACCTAAGTCTTTACGTAGAGCGCGCATGTTAGCAATAGTAGCAACACCTGCTTGTGTAGCAGTTACTGCAGAAGTTGCGTCATATAGTGCTAGACCTTTAACTGGATCAGCACCACTGCCTGCACCCATTAGGTAAGCTTTGTCAACTGCACGAGCAACACGACGAATCATGCCATCACGAATAATTGGAAGTATAACCATTAAGGCGTCTTCTTCTTCCTCGTAGGCCACATACTCTAGTGAAGCAACTTTAAATGCATTTAAAGTAATTTCTTTTAGTTGATGAGTCTGAGCAGCACCAGTACTAGCAGTAGTACCAAAACTGCTGTTAGCCATCCAAGTTGCGTCACCAGCTTCTGGGTTCACAGGGATAGTCATAACATTGGTTTTCATTGCAACATTACGTAGTAATGGAGCAATAACTAAACGACGACGTATTTCAGCTTCCATGTTATAGGAAACTTCGGTTTCCCAAACGCTGGTACCGGCTACGCCACCAATAGTAAGACCAGTAGGAATATGTGCACCAGATTTTTCAATCAGATCACGTCCAAATTTGGTATCACTGATAGATTTATTTTGCATCTTGGCTAGCAGTACGGCTTTTTCACGTTCTGCGTAATCGCCAGTAGTTTTGTCGCTATTAAATTGCATTTTGCTATTTTGAAGAGCAGCAATTTCAGCAGCTTTCTCTTTTAGCGCGCCATGCAGGTCATCAAGCATTTTGCTGGATTTTGTGCTTTCGTCAGCAAAACGAGCTTCAATATCTTTTAGTAGCTTTTCTGCTCCGCTTTCACCAACCTTGATAGAAGCAGCAACAGCTTTTTCTACACGAGTATTAAGTTCAGCTTCAGCTTTAGCTTCTGCAGCTGCAACAGCAGCTGTAGCTGCTTGACTGTCAAGCAAAGCCTTAGTAGCTTGTTCAGCCGCAGACTTAGCAGCAGCGTCAAGCATAGTTTGTAATTCTTTTGGATCCATTTTCCATTCCTTTGTGATTGCGCTCTTTTTATCTGAGAGAGATTCTAGCCCTTTAGCTGATTCGGCTTTAGGTATAAATTGAGCTTTGAAACTATTGTATTCTTCAGCGTCTGAAAACGCCTTAGACAGGTTAAATAAAGTATTTTGGTTACAGGGTACTGAAACTACTGAAATTTCAATTAGCTCTAGTTCTTTTACTAAAAATACTTCGGCGGCTGAGTTGTATTCTGCATCTAGGATTTTAAACCCTATTGAGAAAGCTGTAAGGACCTCGTCCTTAATTAGACTAAAAACTTCAGCAGCCGCTGAAATTCTTGCTTTTATGTAAAGTCCTTTAGCGTCCATTCTGTGCTCGACCATACGACCAATAGGTTCATTGTGATCATGCTGACATAGAATGATTGGGTTCTTCAGGTAGTTTTGCATACCCTTTTCCCACACGCTTGCTGGTACTACATCGCCTTGTCTATCAACATCTACTGTAGAGGCATAGCCCTCAATAAATATTGATTCCATATTGTCTGCAGTATCATGCATTTCTTTAGTAAAAGCACTATTTATATATAATACTTTTGTTTTATCCATGTAACTCCTTATTGCGGTTCCGGCGTTTTCGGAGCTCCCCCCACACTGGGATCTACCGCTGATCCAGCAATATTAGCTGGTATTCTTATTGAATCACTTCCTGTTAGTTTTTCGTAACGCAGTTCAATTCTAGCCTCGTTAGGAGTAAGAATACCTGCGTTTACTAATTTAGTATGATAATCAGCTACATCTATTAAATCTGGTTGCAGTGCTGATACATTAGCAGTAATAGGGGCTATATCGTAACCAAAGAAACGCTCTATTGCTGCAACGTATTTGTTTACAACAGGCATTACAGTTTCCAGGTATAGTAGTCTGAGATTTGGCGAAATGTTGGCATTGTTACCACCATCCAACAGGATAGGTGGTACACCTAGTGCTTTTAGTATTTTAATATCGTGGGTTTTAATGCTTTGATCAAAATCCATTTCTTGAAATGTTGCAGAGCTAATAGGATTAAGTTTTAACCCGCTATCAAGAATCATGGGACGTTTAGCACCGTTTTTAGGGCTGTATCTGGTAACCCATTGTGCTATTGTTTTATCTTTGGCTACCTGACTTAGTGTGTTGTCTGTAGTTAGTACCATTCCGGCAACTGCACCATTTTCAAAGAACTGCTCCTGAAAAGTCTGCATTTTATACAGTATCTTGATATTTCTATCAGCACTAGCTAGTCGGCTAGTACCTCTATATACTGAAGTACTAGACAGGTCTTTAATGTGAATTATTTCTTCTGGCTTGAAACGTACAATACTGTTGTAGGTATACTCTGCTACAAATGTTTTGGGATCTGTTATGGTTTGTACGCTTGCGGCAGGTAGGTGGTATAGGAACACACCGTCATAGTACATGAATATATTACCCTCTAGGATAAAGTCAGTAAATATATTACATCTGAATTCGTTAACTGTTTGGTAGGGGTTTGGACGATAGTTCAGTAAGTTGTATAGACTTTTCTGTCTTACACCTACTACAACACCCTCTATTACTTTATCTTTAATATCATAGTCTAAACTAGCACAAGCATTAACAATTAAGTTAGTACCTCTATTAACTGTTTCTAACCTAATAAATGCATCTTTGTATGTAGCAAGAGCATCGGTACTGACGTTAGTACCGCTTTGATATCTGATTGTTTCTTGTGCAGGGTTCAGCTTCTGAAACAGCCCTGTTATTTTATTGTACCATGCCATAGTATTCCTAGTAGAAACGCCCAAAATTACCGCGCACACTGGCGGTACCAGTGTTTGTACTTTTAGACTTTTGTATCTCAATCCAGTTATTCTGCTTTACGGCGCTGGCTAAAGATGGTGCTTTACCATATATGCCATGTAGCTTTATGTGATGGCTACGACATAGTGTGTAAACATCCTTATAAATCTCTTGATGGTAATCTGTAATAAAGTCATCTCTAACTGCTAGTATGCCGGCATCAGTGCTAATATCATAGCCCTTACGTAGTGACCAAGCATTCAGTAACAGAGTAATAGAGTGAGTATGGTGCAGCTCCAGTTCTTGACTGGTTCCACAGATGTAGCAGCTGTCCTTTTTGTCGTACGCTGCCTTGGCACGATCACGTACCCACTTTACTGGAATACGATTGTTGGTGTTTGCTGCCATTTTTATCCAGCTGTATTTTTTACTACTATATTATATCATGATAGCAGCAAGGTGTCAATAACTAAATTTTTGGTGCCGGTAGTAACGCTGTTAGCCCCCCAGCACAGACGGCGCAGGTGGGCTGTAAAAGTTATAGTGTGTAAGTGTACAACGCGTATCTGAGTGCATCTGCAATGTGACTGTTGCGGTCATGGTCTGGGCGCTCGATGCCGCTGGCTGCATCAGTTTTCCAGCGATAGCCGTTCAGCATTTGCAGTGTATGTGTGCAGTGTGGTGCGACCCTAAGCCGGCCAGACTCTACAATGGTCTGAACATAGGCAATGCCTTCCAGCACCTGCTTTTTAGCCTTAATAGTGCTAATGTCGTAGATGTAGGCTAGGTCACTGGCAAACTGAGCAGCTGCACTATCTATAAACACAGTTTCAACTGACCAGCGACTACACAACTGCTTAAACTGCTCAGCATGCTCAGCAGTTGTAGCCTGTGACTCCAGGTACTCGTCTACTACATGAAATTGCTGCAGACGTGGATCATAGGCTACGACTACTAGGGCTGTGGGATCTCTGTAGCCTGGATCCATGCCAGCTATATACTCACAACCGTCTGTGGCCGTAAATTCTGCTATGTAGCTGTCCTGCCAGTCCACATAGATCTGACCCTCAAATGTGGTAAATGACGCCATGTACTCCTGAGCGAACTCAGCCTTGCTCATTGTGCGACGAGCTTCTGCTACGTCTGACTCTGTCATTCTGGTATTCTCAGTATAGTCTGCCTGAATACTTACCCACTCAGGATATTCTGCACTAAAGCCTCTGTCAAAGAACTCTGAGAACCAGTTAGTGCGGCCGCGGGGAGTGCTAATAAATATGGCCTTGCTGTTAGGTTTGTCTAGTGTGGGACGTAGTGCTACATTAAATGCATCCTTGCCACCACTGCTGAGTGCAGCCTCGTCAAATATAATTAAGTCGTAGCTGCGTCCAACTGAGCTGTCCACAGTTGAGATTGATCCCATTCTGATGGTTGACCCATTAGCCAACTCTATAACCTTGTCTTTAAGATTATCCTTTTCAACCTCTAGGTCAAAGCTCTTGATCAGCTTGCGCTGTAGTTCAAAACTGATGGCACTTAGGCTATAGTTGGGTGACATAATCAACACGTTACAGCCAGGTACTAGTACTACCAGCTGCCCTATCACATTGGCTATGTAGGTTTTGCCTAGTCTGCGGCTTAGTGCTGCACATATGAAACGGTAACGAGGGCTGTTGACAGCGTTAATCAGTGCAGTTTGGGGTCTGTTAAGCTCGTCCCAAGCTGTTGATCTGGCATATGTTACAGCATCAACAGCTGGTAACAGTCGAAGGTAAGCTGCAACTGATAACTTAATAAACCTAGTGCTAGCCGCAAATTCTGTGATTAAGTCACCGCTTACATCATCTCTGCTTATATTTAACATAGTGCTAGTAACCGTTCTGCATTTGTTAATGTGGCTTCCCAGTTGTTGTAGTTGTCTACAACGTATACTGAATTGTACCAGGGGTTCTGTACGCCTGGTAGTCCCCATCGGAAGTCTGTGTCACGACTAGGCTGCATCATGATACAGGGCTTGCCTAGTGTGCCAGCTAGGTGCACAATTGAGGTGTCTACTGTTACTACGACATCTAGGCCTAACACATAGTCGATGGTTTGCTGCCAACTGGTTGACGCTAAGGGTGTTACGGTGCTGTGTTTAGCATCTGCAGGATTTAGACCCCATAATTTTCCGTAAGCAGCAAATCTAGCAAAGTTGTAGATAGGCACACTTCGGTTATAGTCGTTGGCATGGGTTGGGCTACCAGATGCTACCACACCAATGTGCCTGCCAGTACCAAAACGGTGTGGTGTGCCTGACAGGTAGTTGGATACAGGTACAACTCCAAATATTCCAGGAAGACTACATAGTGGTATGCTTACTGATCCAGATACTGTTTCTGAGCAAGTATAGCCGGGAAATAAGCAGTTAAGGCTGGCATGACAGTTTATGATAACGTCACTAAAATACGGCTTGAGTAATGGCAGGTATCTCGCAAACTGTATCTTGTCGCCGATGCCCTGCTCAGTTAGCACACAAATTGAGGTACCATTACTGATACCATCCCATCTGGGTATTGACGTGTCAATTACAACTGAGCCTGGGCCCCTATTAAATCTGTACTCATACATGGGCCAGCCTGCGACACTATTTGAGGCCTTGAGTTGGCAATTGCCTAAATTCCAGATGCACTCAGTGTAAAGTGGGTCTAGGGTTAGTGCTGCACGATAAAAGCGTTCTGCGTCAGTTAAGTTGTTGCGGCTGTACTCTAGTAGTCCAATGTTATTGAGTGCACTAGGGTAACTACCAAAACGTCCGTCGCTAAACGGCGTGTTGCTATTAGCAGCTGCCAAGTATGCGTCAAGTGCAGCGTCATCAAGATTCAGATACCTGTAGCAGTTGCCTAGGTTTAGGTAGCACTCCTTGAACTGATTAGTACGCA